TCAACCGAACCTTTCGAATATTGGCCATAATACGTTTGTCGTCTCATAGCATCAATTGCAGCCAATTTTATATCTCTGTTATCTATATTATTTATCATATGATTTTCAGGAATCAATAACTGGTACTTGATTTTGGTAGTATTTACATTTTCAGCTAATATTTTTGATGTTTTCTTTATATAAGGAAGAAAATTAACTTTTCCATTTTCATCTTTTATACTATCAGACATAAATTCTACAAGAAATATATTTAAATCTTTTTGAATCCATTCAGCTACAGGTGGAAGTTTCTTTTTCTTTTTACGATGTGGAATCTCCGGTTCTGGTTCTGCCAGCGATGGCTCTGCTGGAGCTGGTGCTTGTTTTGGCACCGTTTGTTGTGGAGCCATTGGTGCTGGCTCTTGAGTAGGAACCATTGGAACAGCCTGTGGTGGTTGTTCTTCTGGTGAGGGTGCTGATGGAGATGCTACATTTGGTTCTTCTTCATCACCAGCTTTTGGTGGTTGTTCCGCTGGTTGTTCTTGTGGTGGAACTTCTGGACCTGCTATTGGTTTTTCTTCTGCACCCGGAGCAGGTTGAGAACCTTCACTTTCAATTTTAATATTTATACCCGGAGTTAAAAAGTATTTCTTATCATTTTGGTCGGTTGCTATCACCACATAATCCTTATACCAAAATTCTACACTAATTTTCTTAATATTTTCTATAGTGTAATCGGTTTTTGGTTGTCCATAACCGCGTGAAGCATTAGCAACAACAGTTTTGTTCAAAAGTCTTTTGTTCATTTTATCCAAAAGAACCTTCTTAGCATCAGATTCAGCCTTGTTCTTTTTATCCTCAAATGCCCTAAAATCACGAGTGAAATCATATTCCGATGGGTCTTCCGGTTCAGGTGATGTTTCTGCAGGTGGAGGGGTTGGTGGTACCTCTTCTGCCGCAGCACCGCCTGCGCTCATACCTGCGGGAAGAACAGGAGCAGGCACAGGAGTAGCCGGGCTTGCCATTGGTGGCTGTGGAGCCTGTTCAGTTAAATTCAACAAATTTCTTAATTTAATTTTCTTACTCATATTACTTCACCTTCTCTAAAATACTTTCTACTACTTTAAATCCTAACTTTTTAGTTACATCTAATGCTCTTTGACTACCACTTTTCTTTTTAGAAAATGCAAATGGTGTAGCATATCCAGCTATAGCACCCGTTGCTGTCATTTCCTGAATATTTTCTTCTTCCTCTGGAGGAAAATTTCTAACTGTTTTAAGAGTTGGTACAAATTTCTCTTGCTCTTCATCCCATACTTCAAAAGGATTATTTATACCATGAAATCTTATAAATTTTCTTTCCCATCTTGGTGGCCCCAAAATAATTTCAAACACAATATCAGTAGGAGTAATTTTATATAATACTTTAATATTTTCAATATTTCCTACAGGGACCTTAAAAAATCTAGAAGCTGCATTTCTTACTTTTTTAATTATAGAATAATCCATTCCTAACCTATGGAGTCCTGACCTATGTATTTCTTCTAATTTTTTTCTCGATTCCAATTCTCTTGCTTTTAAATATTTTTTTAAATCTCCCACGGTTTTTACTGTACCACCCTTTATTTCATTCATAATTTGATTTTTAACAAATTCAATATCTGCATCTTTTAGTCTTGGATTATGTGCTTTTATCAAATCAAGCATCATATTTATGTTATCTTGTGTTATCTCTATTTTCTCCCACTCACCACCACCAGCGTAAATGTTAGAACCACGGTTAATTATACGGTTTAATAACATATAAATAAAAGCAATACCCCCTACTGCGGCAGCCGTAGTCAAACCTACACCAATTTCAGAAAGACCAGAAATTCTTTTTGACCTAACACCACTTTCCATATCATCTTGATACTTTCCATCAGGACCGATTTTTTCTCTTATTTTCTTTTTAAACACATATGGAGTAGCATATCCACCAACTGCACCCATTTGTTCCTCATAATCTTCTGGTTCAATCGGTTCATCCACATCTGCTTGAGTATATGGTCTAAGAATTTCTGGACGATATTTTGATAGTTTCTGCTTTCTACATTTATCACACGCTCTTACCAAAGGAATACCCTGACCATCACGTTCCCATTTACTAGGTAATCCACTACCACAGTCGCATGTTCTTTCCTCATTTTCTTCTGCAACGTTCACAGCTTTCATTGTGCCACCAAGACCCACATCAGCTGCTAAGTCGGCTCTCGTAGTCATTTTTTCATGAATAATAGGAGTAGCAGATACTTTTCCATTTACAGAACCATCTGGTCCAATTATTACTTCATCACTGGCAAATCTACCACCCGATTTAGTCATTATAACATTTATAGTTCTGTCACTTATAGGCGACGTAGATTTTATATGATACCCTCTCCTTTCAAAATGATTAACTGCTCTTGTTTGTGATGATGTTTGTTTACTCAATTCATGTAAAGAAACTCCACGTTCAGAACCTCCAGCGCCACCACCAACAAAACTAAGATATTTACTAAGATTTATATGTGGCTCATTAATACTTCCATCTGGTTTTATATTTGCAACTCTTGTTACTGGACTACCAAGCTTCCCTTTATGTCTTATGAGAATTATACCTACGCCATCTGATGTTGGATAAGTATTTCTAAGAATAAATCCTATTTTTTTCAATGTGTTAATAGCTCGTTTCTGAGTTATTGTAGCTTGATGAATATCTGGACCAACACCAAGTATCTCATTCAATATAGCTTTTTCTACCATATTTTTAATCCGAAATTTAAGATGTAATTTTTTTTCAACAATAGAAAAATCTAAACCTCCACCCGTAAGGCTCATAGGAATATCAGATGCAGCCTTTCCAGTCACAGAACCATTAGGATTTACTAATGCTTCTTCATGGCCATATTTTCCACCCGATTTATCCATAATAACTATTACAGTTTTACCTGTTGTATCTGCAGGCATTGTGGATGTAACACGATAATTAAGTTTTTCCAAATATTGCACAACTCCCTTCTGTTGTGGTGTTTGTTTATTTAACTCACTAGGAGAAACCCATCGTCCTAATTGTTCTTCAACCACATTTTTAATCAATGATTGGAATTGAGATTTTTTCACTTTTTTTAAAGTTGATTTTTAATTTCTTTCAAAAGTTCATAAGAAAGTAAAACAACCATAACTTGATTATCCTTTACTATTTTATTTGGTAATGGTTTTACTTTATTCAGTTGACGAACAACTTCGTTGATTTTTATTCTTATTACATCATTATCCTTAATTTTTGATGATAATTCACACAATTGTTTCTTTACATTATCCACTTCTTTTACAATATATTCACCAAGCGAATTAGTATTGGAAATATTGTTAATATATTCACGAAGAACATTCTTTTGATTTTCATCTAAATCTTTATATTTCTTATTCATACCTTCGACCAATATACGATAAGATAAAAGACGAACATCTTCATTTTGTTGTGCATAAAACTTAAGAATATCCTCTTCACCAGATTTCTTCGGTCTATCAACAATGTTTTCAATAATACACGTTTTTGCTTGATAAACTTCTTTTGCATCAAATTTCAAATCTTTGGAAGAATCATCTTCAAATAGTTTGAATATGGAAGCTAAAGTCCTATAATTTTTAATATTTGCTTTTAAAAAATCGTTAATTGGATAAAGTTCCTTAATTTCCTTAATTAATTCGTATTTTTCCCTCGCTAATTTAGCGTTACTAAGTTTTTTTCGTTGTTCTACAATAACCGACAAAAATCTATCCGCATGGTGCTCATCCTTGATTTTTTCAGACAAAAGAAAATTATAAAGACGCCATTCTCGGCCCAATTCGGTGTTTTCTTTAAAGTATTTAAAAAGTAAATCTTTAGCTTCCGACTCATCTTTACCAGCAATAATATCTGCTGTCACTTGTCGTGTCAACAATTCAAACAAAATACCTGTATTTCTAAACTTTGAGTGGCGCATTTTCTTAGGCATATATTCAACCTTTACACTTATTTATAAATATGATGTGAACATATGAAAATGTATTATTTCATTATTCATCAATTATGTTATCTTCATCAAGCATTGACTTGCTTCCTGTTGTCGTTGCTTCCTTAATTAATTCCTTTTTTTCTCTTTTTGATTTATCCAAATAAGAGTTAAGATTCTTAATCAAACTACTTCTTTGAAGTGTTTCAAGACTGAATGGAGAATTCTTTGCCCATTTTGGTGTCAGAGAATTACTACTTTTTCTCGGTTTTCTTTTATTTTCCAAATCACCGAGGGGGTCTTCTCCAAAACGGTGTTGTTTGCGAGCATCATGTTCCCCTTCTTGCGACGGCCTTTCATAATCTTCAGCATGTTCACCATGTTCCTCTTCTATACTTCCAGTATTATTGATAGCCATTTGATTCCATTTAGCATAATTAGTATCTCCTTTAATCTTTGCTTCTTGTAACGGTGGTAATACGCCAGCTCCACCGCCTCCTACTGGAGGTCCCAGTTCAGGTAATCCACCGACACCAGCTCCGCCTAGTTCAGGTAATCCGCCGCCGCCCAATTCAGGCAATCCTCCACCACCCGGTGGAAGACCTTCAGCTTTTGGATTAATTTTCTGAAATGGTTTAGCAGGGTCATTACCCTCTTCTTCAATGGATTTAAATCTCCACACCTGTTTGGAATCCTCAACAATCTGGTCAAGTAATTCTTCTGAATCATCTTTGGACAAATTAAAGACGTTTTTGTAAATCCATTGCTTAGAAAATAATTTAGCTTCCATCATATTTTTAGCCAATTCCGTTTTATTTCCCCAAACTTCAATCTTTTCCTTCTCAAAAATCGTTGATGGATTAGTAAGTTCAAGTTTAAAATTTACCAAACTTTCATCACGATATCCTTGTGAATACAAATGAACAATAGCAATTTTTTCAAGTTCTGATATAAGAACTCTTTGAATACGTTGAATAGTTCTAGCAAATCTTACATCTTCTGATGCTAATGTAGCTTTACCTGAAAGTTCTTCTTCATAACCTAAGAAAGCTTTAGGAATCTTTAATGCTGCCATTAATTTGTTACGTAAATATTGAATATCATCAATACCCGTCCATTCTATACCACTCAAAGTTTCAATAGAAGTTCCACTATCACTACCACGAACAGGCAAAATATAGTCTTCCGTCATATTTTGAAGATTAAATCTGAGATTATAATCTCCTGTTTGAGGGTCAACATATGGAACTCTCTTTAACTTAGTTACCTGCTTTTCTATAAAAGAATCAATATCTTGTGGAGGAATGTTACCTACATCCAACTTGAAAATACGTCTTTCTGGAGCACGCATAATACGATTAATCAACATAGCGTCTTCCATTAAAGATAATTGCTTCCAAACACGGCGTGCTCCTTCAATCATAGCTTTACCATAAGGAAGGAAGTTTGAATCAGAAAGTAATCTAAAATGAGCACACTCAAAAAATTCCAATGTTTCAACTTGTGACGTATCGGTTGGTCTTATTTGAAACTTTACATAATTTTTATTAAGTGGGTCTGTATTTTCAAGCCGTTCAACATTATAGGAAGAAATTGGTTCAATCTGATAAACACCATATTCAGGCGAAATATATAAGCGCATGTAAAAATCACCATATTTAGCCATATTCCTTGTCCAAGACCAAAGATTATGTTCAATATTTAGAACATCATAAAAAAGATTAGTAAGAATACCCTTTATATTTTCATCTTCAGCATGAACAACTAAAATTTTTCCCAATTCATTAACAGTTAACGATTCATCTGCGTAAATATCCAAAGCTGATGCGATAATAGGGTCCATATCCATCGTATCATAATCTCTAAAAAGGTCAATACGAGCTGCTTGGTAAGCTAGAGAAAAATCTCTAGTGTAAGCATTATAAGCTGTAGAACGAACACGATTAAAACGGTCACGCAAACTGTTTCTATCAGTTGCGTACATCAAATCGCTGGTATCCTTTACTTTAAGTTTTTTACCACCAACGTTACGAACTACAACGCCTGAAGAAAACAACTTCTTTAAACGCGCAAATAAAGACTTTTGCTTTATGTCAACTTCGTCATTATCTACTCTTACTTCTGGTCTTAGAGGTGAATCAGGCATATTATCCTTTTATTATTTCAATGTAATTTTTAATTCTTTTTTAACTTCTAAAGTCATCCCAAATTTTTCAGGATTTATCACAGATTGATATAATTCATATAAAGAATCTTTTAATGCATCTTTACCGTGAAATTTCTCAATATCTTCCAAACATTCTAAAGTGATTTTAGATTTAGAATATGGGCTTATCAATACTAACGTGTTATCTTTTGTCATAATACATAAATATGTTCAATTTATCGTAATAACCAAGTTAAGGATTCAACATCACCCGGTCTTTTACCAAATTTCATTTGCCATTGGTCACGACCTGTTGATTGGACTTTAGCAGTATAAATGGGAGTTCTATCTTCATTTTTATTGATGTGTATTTTATCTAACATATTTTTTGTTAAAACCATTTTTTCATTTCTAAGTCTTAAAGCTGTATCTCTTACCCACAATCCCATACCCAATGCCAAAACTAAATCATCATTATAATTTTGAGCTGCTTGTGCCTTTCCATTTTCCCAAATAAAAGTTTTTAATTCATTAATCAATCTGATAGAATGAATAATAACCAACTTTTCTCTAAAATATTCCTCTATCTTTGAAACTAATAATGGTCTTGTTTTAATTGTTGTAGAAAATCCCGGAAGTAATTTAGCTTCATCACGATTATATCTATTTGACATATTATGATAGACATCTGCTATCTTCGGGTCATTAGTATTAGAATAAAATGTATTTTTATATTGGCGGTCAATAATTTGTTGAAGAACGGCCCAACCAATATTTTCACGTTCAACAATCAGAAGTGCATCATTATATTCGGTAGCTAGATACACTAACATATTGCCAAATTCTCTTGTACCTATTTGGTCTTGAAATTCTACAACTTGTTCCAAGGTTTCTATATCAAACACATGAGCTGCAGAAAAATCAGACCCATCACCACGAGCTACGTCAGCACATACAAGATAATCTTTGCCTTGCATTGGTTCTTCAAATATCCATAAAGCTTCTCCACTTCTTGCTTCTTTCCTATCTCTTACCATTTCTGGATTTTCTTCGTACCATTTAAGTGTTATTAAATCTACAACGTTTGCTCCTGATGATAGAAAATCTCCATCACATTCCTGACTAGCAAGTTTAGCACCAAGTTGTTTGGTTTGCTCATCTCTCCATTTTTGGTCACGTTCTGGGTGAAGATTCCACGAAAGTCTCAATGTTTTAAAATCGTTTTTCTTCCTTTCGGCATCCACCCACATTTTATGAAACCAATTACCAACACCATTCGGGGTTGAAAGAACAATAGCTTTACCACCGGTTGATAAGGTATTATAAGATGATGCCCATATAGTTTCACTCTCTTCAATAAAAGCTGCTTCATCAATAATCAAAAGAGACAATGCTTTTGAACGACCAGCATCCTTAGCTGATGACGTAGCTGCAACCTGAGAACCATTTGCAAATCTAAGAGACATATAATTATTTGTGGTTTCCTTTACTTTTAACCACGATGGCAAATGCTCATTAGCAAAACGAACTTTGGTGATAATTTCCTTTGAAACTTCCTGTTTTATTGAAATAATTAAAATATTTTTATCACTATTAAAAATGGACATCCATAAAGAATATGCTGCAATTAAAGTGGTGATACCCAATTGTCTTGATTTAAGTATAAGAATATATCGGTGTAAATCAAACTCCTTAAGTGTGTCTTCTTGAAATGGATATAAATCAAAAAGTATAGTTCCTCTCGTTGGATGCTGTATTTTTACATATTTTCGCATGAAATATGCAGGGTCTTCCATGCACTTCTTTGTCTCTTCTTTTATTATATCTCTTAATGTAGGTTGATTTACCATATTATTTTTTCAATTCAGATTCAAGTGTAGTTATTTCTTTTTCCATTTTTTCTAATTCTCCGTTGACTTTTATCAAGTCTTCCTCTGCGGCTTTCAACCATTGTGGATTACATTTACCTGTCCAAGTCATTATTTCACCATTAGATAAAACATCACCCATTTTACCTGAATCATTTTTAAGAAAGTTGATTGAGTCTATAACTTTTTCTTTAAAATCTTCTAACACACCTTGTTTATTCTTAAGCAATTTCATCTTTTCATAATTTTTCCACTGTCCATTGATACGATAATCCATTTCTTCTATTTGAAGACAATCATAACATTTGCCTGTTCTTGGAAATACTTTCTGGTCTAGCCTATCTCCATATGCTCTAACATTTGTGCCACAAATAGAACATCGAGATAATTCGTTAAGTTTGTCAAGTATTGGGGTGTCAGTTGAACTTAATTGAACTTTATATCCATTCTTTTTTTGCCATTTATTTCCTCTGGAGTCTTTCCATATCTCGCCTTCTTTTCTTTGAGAAATATTTGGTTCATAACCAACCTGAATAAATGGATTTTCACCATCTAATACTTGCTGTATAGTTTCATAATTCCATTTTCGTCTAGCCATAATATATTCCTTTTATATTACATAGTTTACAAAAAATTTTCATAATATTTATAAATAAAGTCTTTATGGACTGGTTTCAATTATTTTAGTACTACCTGACCAATAAATTTTTCTCCCTGCTAATGAATCATATTCAGAAACCAATGACCTTTTTGTAGAAATGTGTAATGTATCCAGTCTATTAGATGAATTATCTAAAGTTAAATACAAATATGTATTATCATAAGTAATATCAACAATCGGGTCAAAAACAATAGCACCATCAGCTCTAACCGATAACACTCTACTTTGGCTTATAGCAGAACCACCGGGTCTTGCTGGTAAGTTTGGTACAAACAAACTTCCTGTAACAACTAAATTTTGATAACCCCCTCCCCCCGGTATATATGGTATCAATGTGCTACCTGATGGGTCAAAACTTTGCAATGTCTCCAAATCTGAATAAACTAAACTATTATTGATATCAAATAGTTCAGCTTTAATATCAAAGCATTCATTAGCTACAGAAATAGGCCAAGGAATCTGTGTAACAAACACATCAGGTGAAAATCCATCATCACCATAAACCCTAAATGAAATATTTTTAATATATGATTGGCAAAGTCTTGGTACAATCACCAATGTCCCAAATAAATCATTTTGAGGTGTATAAAAAGCAATTACATTGTCAAAATTGACTTGTGAAGAAGTAATATTAGCCACTAAATTGGCAATATTGATACCAAAAGTATTATTATAAGTAGGTTCTTGTTGAGCTGTAGGAATTGAACTGGTAAAATAAAATGATAATCCAGCCGTTGTTTCTGATGGGTTTTTTATTACAACTGCAGAAACTTCTATAATATATTGAACATTAGCTTTTAGAGCTATAAAATTTGAATCATAAGAAGACCCCGATTCCTCCAAAAACTGATTCATATCAAAGGGAACATAAATAGCATTTTTATCCGTTGTTACAGAATCACTTTTAACCATGAAATAATCGCTCCCTGACAAACTGGTATATGATGGAGAAGATATAAACATAGAATCAATAGCAAAACTTGGAGAATGAATCAATGATATATTATTGGAACTCGTAAACCAATAACGAGCTATATGTTCATCATTATAAAATTTACCCAATAAATCATAAAACGCATTTTGAGTTATATCATCTTCTAGTAATTCATTTGCAATAATAGGTTCATCTGCAACTATTGAAAAGTCCGCAGTAGATAATAAACTTTTTCTATACACTTTATGACGAGCCACATAACCTGAAAATGTCCTAATATTTCTATAAGTTATATCAGCATATGATTGCTGAACAATGTATGGAATTCCACCTATAATTGTTGTTTGATAACTGGATGTAGCATTATTATATGCTATAAATGGATATTGAATTGAAAAGTTTGCATTTACTATATTAGTTATCGTACTATTACCATATTGGTCACTATAATAATAAGGTGTAGAAATTTGGATGGTGCTATTGTTTATAACACTGGTAATAGTGTAAGATGCTGTAGCAGAAACGGGAATATTAGTTTGAGATAACGGTGATTGTATAGTATTGATATTGAGATTGATGGTAGCACCCACCATTTGCGAATTAAAAGCATTCGGGTCAGGAGTAGTATCCGTAACAATAGGAGATAACAATGTCAATCTATAATCTATATTCGTATTGCGTTTATTAATTGTAGATAAATTAGTATCTTTTGGAGGACTTATTGCTAAACCCTGAACTGTTCCTGTAAACAGTTCATTACTCACCAACCCCGTAGATATACTAGAATTTAAAACAGGAACTTCAGCAGACGCAACTTCTAACACAGGTGTTCGATAAAATCTTACTCTTGAAATATTTTTTAAAGTTTTATTGATGGTAATATTTTGTATCCATTTTACCGTTCTTCCATCAATTAATGTTCCATATAAAATTATTTTACCAACACCATCTGATGTATCACCGAAAACATATATAGAAAAAATATAGGATGTTCCTTCCTTATAAGCATAAGTTATAGAAGAAACATTAGAAGATTGTGCCAATTCAATATGAAGGGCATTGCCTTGAGAATCCAAACATTCTATAAGAATTTGACTACCGGATTTAAGATAAGTAGATCCATTAAAAGAAAAAGAATTTTTACCAGCGGTAAATTGTGGATTAAATTCAGAAATAACAAAAAACTGTGAAAGATATTGTGTATCAATCACATCTGCCTGCATTGTATATAGACCATAATCCGTTCCCCCAACCCCAAAACTATTTAACAAATTTAATGCCATGCCTATAAATAGGCTCATTAAATGAAATTGACTTTAGAAAACCCCTTATCTTTAATTATTTCAATGTGTTTATCCACTATATCACGAAGAGATTCTAAATGCGAAACTATTATGATAAAATCAAAATTAGTCTTCAAATAAGAAAATAACGTTTGCATTGAGGCCAAATTCTCTGCATCCAATACCCCAAAACCTTCATCTATAATAAGAAAATTGGGTCTTGGTAAATTTGAAATATTTATCAAAGCTATGCGGATGGCTAAAGATAAAGCAAATTTTTCAAACCCACTAGTTAAACTCATCAACCATTTTTTGTCATTATAAACAATATAGGGAACTACATTTTTGCCATCAGTTTCAAATATCGATGTAAAATCAGTAACTTGACTCAAAATATTATTAACTTCATTTTGAATTTCTGGAACGGTGGCTGTGATTACACCGAACGGAATTCCATCTCTACTGACAGCTTGACAATACACTTCATAAAGTTTATATTTTTGTTCTACAATTTTAATTTGGTCAATTTTACGATTGATTTCTGAAATTTGATTCTTACATACAGAAATTTTACTATTGATATCCATGACACTTTTATTTTTTTCTTTGTAAGAATATTCTGTTTCTTCTAAAACTCGTTTGTAATCATTGATTTGTTTGTTAATTTTTTCATTAATCAATATTGATTCACTACTTTTATTGTATAATTCTATATTTTTTTCATGAAGCTTAACTTCTTCTTCAATTTTTGCCAAAGATTGATGTAATAAATTAAGTTGATTAGTAAATTGTAACTTTGTATCTTTTAAGTCATTTCGTTTTTTGAGAAGGCCCATATGTTTTAGATTAGCTCCATGAGCCCATGAAGATTCACCAATTTGTACATCAATAAGTTCATTTTCCTTTTTTAAATTGGTTGCATCTTCTTTAAGTTTAACAATTCGTTTTTTAGCTTCTTCAGCTTCGGTTGCTACTTTACCTGCATTTTTAACACAGTATGAGCAAGCAGAGTCATATTCAAGCATTTCAGCATTTTTACAAATTTGAATGTCATGTTCATAATTCAATTTTATTCTTGCTCGTGCGTTCTCAACGTCTTGTCTTCTAGCTACAAGTTTTTGATAAGTTACATACACGATATCTATCTTTTTTAATTCCAATATCTTTATTTCATTTTCAACTGTTATCAGTTGTCCCGACAACTTTTCCACTTTCTTTTCAACACCGACAATGTCCGATTTTTTAATGGTTATATTCAATTTAGCTTTATCCAAATGGGACTGACTTGCTGACAAAAGAGGTATTTCATAATCAATTTTAATCAATTTTCGGGTTTCGTCTAAAATATTCTGTTGAATTCTTTCCTTAATCTTTCCAAGTTCAGCCAATACTTCAGTTTCATCATGATATAAACCTTCAGCCTGTCCAAGAAGATTGGTATAATTCACCAATTTTTGCGTATAATCATCATTTCTATAGGCTTTGAGAGTTACAATTTGTTCTTTTAGCTTTTGATTAGCTTCTGTGTAAAGTCTATCAAATATTGTTAATCCCATAAACTGAGCAAACAAATCTTTGCGGTCTGTATCACCCATATCAATAATGGAAGCATTGTTTTTACCACTCTGAACACTCAAGGAAGTTAATACAAAATCATCATAAGACCCCAAATATTCTCTAATAATTTCATTTGTATCTTTTCTTTGTTCACCATTCAAATCCACTTCTTGGCCATTTTTAATTTTCCAAAAACGAACATCAACTTTGACTTTATCTTTTTTATCAGTTTTACCTTCTCGTTTAATGAAGTATCTTTTACCGTCAATTTCAAATTCAAATTTACAATTAAAACTGGTTTTATGAACATTCATTATGTTGGCTGCTTTAAATTCTCTTTCACATTTATCAAATAAACAAAATGTCATTGCAGAAAATATACTGGACTTTCCAGAAGTATTTGCTGCAAATAAACCTACAAGGTCCCTCATTTTTGTAAAATCAATAATATTCTTTTCACCGTAAGAAAACATGTTTTCCCATTCAAATTTGATTGGAATCCAACGAATATTTCTGGCAAAATCATCTTTCTTTACCAAATCATTCATTTCATCATTTATCTTGATGATTCCATCAATAAAGGATTGGTCGATAATTTTAAGTTTAGTTTTCAGAAATTCTTTTAGAAGGTCAACTTGATAGTTTTTATCGTTAATATTACCCAAAATCACATTGCCATTAGCTGTTGAAATCTTCGCTAAAGAAATTCCTGAATCCAACTTTTGATAACATGATTCAACAACTTCCGTCAGTTGCCTAACGTGAGTCAGAGCTTCCTTGACTTCGGTAGGCATTGTATTTTTTAGCTGAAAACGAACTCTAGCCTTCTTAGGAAGGTTATTCAAAGAGGTAGAAATGACGCCATTATTAAGAAGAACACTTAAAAACCCATAATCATTTGGAATGTCTGAATGAATATAATCTCTTTGCCCTAAATTCCAAAACGAATAACCGTGGCCCTTTATGGGTTCATCGTGTTTTTGTTGAATAAGTGACCCCACATATCTTATAGCAGGTTTGGATTCTTCTTCGTCATATATTTGAAGAGTTTGTTCTTTGTGAATATCACCCAATAAAACGATATCATGACCATCAAATGTATGAGTAGTAATTAAAGGATTGGTTAGAGTGAACCCAAGGTCTGTTTTAGCTCCATCAACTTGTCCGTGATATGTAACAATGAAATATTCATATTGGTTTTTATAAATATCAGGTATATACCGTTTCTCCATGTATTTGTCAGGTGAATCGAATACACTATAGTTATTTATACAAATATTACCTAATCCATAAAGACCTGATTTCTTGAGATAGAAAAGAGATGGATGATTTAATGCATCCACAATAGGAGTTAAACTATCCATTCTATTGCGATTTGTCAGATTTGTATCATGATTACCTGCAACAAGAACAGTAGGTCGTAGTGAGGCCAACTCAAACAAAAAATCAGCAGCTAAATCCACACATTCAGGACTCAAATCAATTTTACTATTAACTACATCACCAATAACAAAGATTGCAGTTGTTAATGGCGTTTTTAATATTTTATCAAACAGTCTTGAAAATACTTCTTTATATTCTTCATGTCTTTTTGTGAGCCGAATATGAATGTCCGATAAATGAACTATATGGCTGAATTTTTTATTTGTTATTAAGTGCTTGATTGCCATAAGTTATAATAGGTTTTACTCTTAAATCCTTTATTAAATCGTAAAATAATTCTTCCCAAGGTTCATAGTTGCTAAGAAACCCTGCATGAATATATGAGAATCGAAGAGCATCTAATTCAGTTTTTGATGTGGTAAAATACAATCTTGCTATATCATTATAATTTTCTTTTGTTATTTGGGTAGCTTTACATTTTGGCGTTTCTTTTTCTATACCTTTGAAGTATTGCCAATGGTGACGCCATTCATGTGCAATAATATTTTTCTGTACTTTATTGTCATATTTACTGCTAACAACAATTGCACCATATTTTAGAGAATGGGGCTTTCCATCAATATCATATATTTCATTCTTCGGGGATGGATTGTAATAACTACCAGCTCTACCACTAGTAAATGGAAAAAACAACACTTCTGGGAAAGGGATGGTTTTATCTACCTTTCTACGAATCCAATTTAGTTCTAAACTTTTCATCATTTCAATGATTTTATTGTAAGAAGAGCAATTCTAAGCATAAATAAAAGTTGTAATGTTTCTTGTTCTTTTACACTAAATTTATTCATAGCAGACATAATATATTCACTAAATTCTTTACACGATTTCCCATTCATTCTCATTTCAATATACGGTTTAACCAAATTGTTATCAATAAATTTTATAACATTTTCTATAATCTTTATCTATCAAGTCTTGCTTTAATTATGTCCGAAAAATCAAAAGCTTTTGACTTCTCAATCAATTCATTTACTGCTTCAAATCCAAGAATAGATGGGTCTTTTTCTCCCAATCTGATTAAATGAATATCAATTTGATTAACTTGTAAATCCTCAATTCTGTCAAAAATATCCACTGCTTGTTTTAATGCATCATTATCCAAAACAATATTAACCCTCTTAACTTTATTAGATACAACTGCCAGTTTTAAGGAAAATGGTAATGTAGTTCCGAACAGAGGTATTGCATTATTTCTAACTGACATTGCATCAAACGTGCCTTCCACTAATGTTATGGGTTCATGCCAATTCACAAATAACTCAAATCCAATAATATCTTTGGACCAAGGTGGTAACATATATTTATACCAATTTCCTTCATGGTAAGCTCTAGCTGCAAAAAAGTTTACATTACCATCTTTATCATAGGATGGAACTAGAATTCTTTGTTTATAGATACCCTCTTCACAATAACCAATATTATAACGAAGAATATCATCCATTGTAACTCTTCTATCTCCAAGATATTCTATAGCATGTCCATAATCAAACGATTTTGATGGTTTCCAAAGAGGTATAAATTCGTTTGGTAAAGATAAATTTTTTGGTCGCTCTACTTCTGTTATAATTCGCTTCCACGATTTCCCTACAATTTTATACAATTCATCAAAATAAGCTTCTTTGACTTTAAGTTTATAAAAAAGCGAACTAATGGACCTGCCACAAGAGTTACAAACCCAACAATGCCATTCTTGAGTTCTAACATTGACTTCCAATTTTCTTTTATAGTGTGAACAAAATGGACAGAAATAAACTGCTTCTTCACCCTTCCGGATATAAGAAATTTGGTTCAATACCTTATCAAGAAGAGAAAATAATTGTGATTCCTTTAGCATCTAAGAAATGCTAAATTATAAAAAGTTGAGAGTCAAATATTTTTAATAACTAAACACTACTAAACTTCCAGAAACAAAATCAGCTATAGCATTTGAAGCGGTAAGTAAAACTGTTGACATTGTAAATCCTTCCGGATTCATATTAAAAGGAACTCCAAACGAAGCAGTTACAGATGAAGAACTACTACCACTCCATCCATTAAAGATTGCTGCATAATAAATACTTGCTGCTGGATTGTTAAAACCAATACAATACATTCCAGTACTTGAACGAGAAAGATAGCAATTATATGATTTGCTTATCGCAGATGAAGTTAAAGAAGTTACCATACTTGCCCAAGCAAAAGCACCTTGAGATGCTGTGATTGCATTATTTGCCCAACTAGAAGTCCCAACGCATGAACCTGTAAATGACCCCATAAATGAGCCTGTTGATGAACCACTCAAATAACTTGAAGAAATAGCATTAATTACCCACGAAGCAGTTCCATAAAATGAACCAGTATATGACCCTGTAAATGAACCAGTAGCAGAACCACTTAAATAACTTGCGCTAATAGACTGAGTAGCAAATGAAGAAGTAATTGACATTACTGATATAAAATCAAATGAAGAAGTAATGGTATAACTAGAACTAATTGCATTACTTGCAGTTAAATTTATACTTTGAGTCAATACATTTCCCGAACCATCCGTAAAAGACGAAGATTCTGTAACATACTCAACGAGTTGGGTCCATGTTTGCCAAGGTTGTTTGCCTGCTAAAGTGTATTTGTCGTAATTTGGCATATAGTTTATAAATATATTGATTAGCCAAATAAAGCACAAACTATAGCATCATACATATCACTATTATGCGCATCCCACTTACCCCGTTTATTTAATTTCTCAAACTTGGATATATTAGGTACTATCAAAGGGATTTGTTGTTTAACATAATCTTTGGGTTTGATTCCTTTTATCCTTGCTTTACCAAATACTTTTTTTCTCATAGTATTAACATTACAAAGAGCAATTGGAAATTTGAAATATTCAGACAACATATATTCAAACACAGAATTCCATCTTGAAAGAGTAATAATAGTTTGTTGAGAAGTAAGGCCACCACCAAATCCTGACAATGCAGCTTCGAGATTAATATGGTCAACTGAAGTGATTAAAGAATGTTTTAACAAAAAATCTATAACAAATTTTCCTTTTTCCTTGTTAGTTTCAAATTTTGAAACATTAAGGAAACCAGCATCCATTACTGAACCACTTTGTGCAAATCCCCACCCAACTATGGATGTTGATGCATCAAGACCTAAAACAATATTGGACATAATAAAATCCTATATAACAATAATATATAGGATTTTATAAAACTTTTAATTAAATTTAACCAATAGCTGAATCGTATTTTTTAGTATCCAATCCCTGAACATATATGGATAATCCATTTCCATCATTTATAAAATCAGAAACTTCCAATTGTTCTTTGGTTAAAAATCCATTTTTTACTTGAAATTCTGCACCCTGCATACTTGCAAATAATGCATCTACTCCGCTTTCAATAATATCTCTAGCATCAAATGCTCCACCAACAGGTTGAGTTTCATATCTCTCTGCTAGGGTTGTTGTTAATGATGGTCTTGTAATTGGTGTTGGCATATAATATGTCTCCGTTGTTTATAAATATAGTTAGAAATCTATTTTCACCACAAAATTAATAGGAAAATCTGGGGTAATTTTGATTGGCGAACCCAATTTTGCTATGGCTACTAAATCACATCCATCATATAATCCAATTGAAGTTACTGTAGGTGCCAAATATGAACCCGTTGGGTCCTGCTTGACTAAACTTTCATATTCTAAAAAGGTAGGATTAATCATCGGTGGTTGACCACGAAGAGTTTTACTATTCATATAATCAAGAATATTAGCCAAAAATTTGTTCTGTGAATTTGGAGTAATATAAAGATTATAATTTTTCTGTGTTAATCTGTAAATAAAGTATTTCCACAAAATATACATGTCATTATTATCAATTTTATTATCATTGTTAAAATCCAAATCTCCATACATAGTATTATTTATGGTGGAATAACTTGAGGCAAATAAATTATCTGTTCCAACCCAAAAAGATGAATACATCTTAAACACAGCTGGTTCTTCATTTGTAGTAGTATCAACAATTGAAGAACTCCAATCAGTATTTGGTTGTCCTGTTACTTCAGTATTCTTGTAGGCCATATACCTAAGTAATACATCTGCATCTTGAAAATCAAATTTGCCATTTTGATTTATATCAAATTCGGCATTTGGAAATATAATTGCTGTTGGATTGGTACTAACGTTAAATTCTCCTATATCAACAGGACAAACAACTTGTTTTTCAAATATGGTCTGAGAAGATGTGAATTCTATATCATAATCATATTCATTAACAGTATTACTGAGTTGTAATCCCTCAAAATTTGAACCAGAAGTCATAATAACCATTTTACCGTTTCTATAAAAAACATTACCAACATAAAAATTTGGGCGAAGATTTTTAAGATTATAAATGTAAGATTTTCCACTAAGGTCGCCAATAACATCCACACTACCAGTAAAGCTTCCCGTAAAAGGACTCAAATCCATGATAGTGTTTGACCCTGATATCAACATAGGAGAACCTATTATGATGAATTGATTACTAATATTTGCATCCCACCCATACACACGATATGGTGACAAAAACTGTTTTTTAACTTGATAAATATTGGATATATCCCAATCAATATTAGTTGTGTCGGGTATAGAACCTGTGTTTTTGTTATATAAAATAAATTGCCCATTTAAAAGAGCATCAGGACTATCTCCACAAAACCATTTTTGGAATAAAGAACCTCGAAGATAACAAATTGAAGAAGATAAAGCATTTATTTTTGGAACTCCTGCTACAGCATATTGATCATAAACACTCACCGACCAACCTAACATATTATTGTTGATAATCTTTTCATTACCATATGATTTTCTAGCCAAATAATATCCATAGTTTGCATTAGCACATCTTTCAAAGAAATAAACAGAACCTTGTGTATATGATAAACTGTCATTTTCATATTCTTGTATAGTTCTGTCAGTTGGTGCTCCTACCATTACTGTATTACCATACATCGAAACAGAATGACCAAAAGAATCATTAACATTCGGATAATTTAAAACTATAGGAAAAGTAGGATAAAATGGAAGTGGATAAATAGAACCACTATCAGGATACAAAGTAAACGTATTATTCCATTCAGTTCCATCAAATTCATAAATATAAGCTCTAGATTCACTTGATTTCAAACTTCCAACAACCATACTCCAACTAAAAGAGGATGATGCTTTATTCATTCCAATACTAGCACCAAAATCATCATCTACATCAATATCGGAAGGTAGTGGTAACGTTTGAAAAAACGACCAACTCAGATTATTTTCATCCAATTTTCTAAACATGAATACTGCTCCCATACTTCCTGATTCAAGAGGTGAACCTACAGCCAACCATTCATCATTTAATGAAACAGAATACCCAAAGGAAGATGTTATGACAGGATTTGGATTATATATTGTCGTTAAGTATGGATTTGTTCCAACTATTCCAACTGTTCTTAGACTTAAATTTACAAGGTCTGTATTTGTATAAAATGTTTGTATGTTTACATTACCACCACTATTTGATGTTGATGCTATTGACACGTTTATCCAATTAGCTCCCGGAGTCAATAAATCCAATGATTGAAGTAATACAAATGAATAATTTTGTACTGATGGAACATTTGCTTGAACAGTCACAGGCCCATTTAGTGATGAAGAGAAATAACTGGTAATTGTAGGTGGTATTCTCTTAGCATAAGGGTCTATATCTAATACTGAAACATCAAAAAGGTCAACATATCCCGACCCTGTAAAAACAAAAGACTCCGTTATAAATGTAAATGTACTTGTAAAGTATGGATTTCCTATTGCTAATAAAGTATTACGTAAATCTAATGATAATCCATATCCATCTTCCGAAGCTGTATAATATAATCCCGTATCAACAGACAAATCCAAGTCTGCAGTATAAGGGATGGAACCTGTATATTCTGTTTGTATATAATCGGTTGGACCTGTTGGAAAAGGATTATTATATTCTGTTGTTAACAAAATCAATTCGGATGGAGTTAAAGGGCGAAAAAGAGTTGTTTTATAATCATGAATATCTGAATTTATATTATATTTATAAACTTCTACGGAACCTGTTCTGGTAAGGCTACTTGTCATTGGGTCATAACGAAATAAACTAGGATTTCCCACTGCTGCCCAATATCCATCGCATGCTACAGACCATCCAAAATTTTGGTTATAAATATTTGCAATCATAACTATAACTATCCATATAAAAAATAATTTTCAAATTATACTCCCCAATACCAATTACATCCAGATGAACTGGCATTTGCATTAAATGTATTTGAAAAATAACCTATTTCCTGTTGGTGAGAAAATAAATTAGTTCCAGCAAACAAATTTCCATTACCGTCATCCATTACAGTGTATGGATTATCATAAGTATCAATATACATCGTAATTGTATTCGGTAAGATTTTATCTCCATATAAATATCTTGGAATATCAATCAGCCAAAATCCATTTGATAAAAATCGTTTGGTTTTAGAAAGTTCAAAATCAATATTTTCAATACCCCACATTTTACTTGGGTCATAGTAAGTATTATAAAACGCTGTTTTAACTTGATAATAAATGGACCTCTGATATGTTCCATCCAAATTCACAGGGTCAGAATCAGGATAAAATGAACCTGTAACATTTAAACCTTGTTCTATTGTAGCTAAATCATATGGTGCCGGATTTAATGCTAAACTACACGAAATATTTAAAACTGGAGAAGAACTTCCATTACCATAATCAAGAAATTGTAATGCAAGAGTAACAACTGATTGCGTACCCATAGGCAGTAAAAGCAAGTCGGAATTATCAGTGTTGTTAACTGACCATGCTTTTATTGCACTAAAAGGTGTAGATTGAACTTGATACTTTTTAAGTGATTTTATCATATTTAATCAGTAGTATATTGTCTTCCAATTATAATGGAACTTCCATAGGCCAGAAGTCCCCGTACTTCCGGTGAAAAATGTTCATGGACAACTGGCGTCCATACAATAGTATCGGTTGACTGGTAAAAAGTATTATTTAAACCTGCTACGTAATACACACCATTATCAAATAGAACAGTATATAAGTCATTTGTGATATCGCTGCTTCGAATATTCCATAGAGTTCCATTCGATGATACTATAATAGTACCCCCAAAACCTGCAGCAACAAAGTTATTGCCGTCATAAATAACTTGGTGAAGTTCACTGCTTACTCCAGAAATTTGGACTGACCACAAAGTAGCGTTTGTTGACGTGATAACAATTCCACCACGTCCAACTGCGACATACTGTCCTTGAGCGTAAATTACGCTATACAGGTCGTTTCCTACGGGAGAATCATGTTTTGTCCATAAAGTTCCATTCAATGAAAGAATTGTAGTACCGCCGGTTCCTACAGCAACGTATTGTCCATTTGCATAAATTATTGATTGTAAATTGGATAGTGTGGGCGATACTTGTTGATACCAGACAATGGCATCTGAGGATGTATATATTACACCATCATTCCCTACACCAACAAACAAAGAATTTACATAAATAAAACTAACAATTGTATCATTGACATCACCTATAAAAGTCCAATAGTATCCATCAGGCGAAGAAAAGAAATTGCTACCATCGGTACCATAGAGTGTACCATTTACATCTATTATACAGCGAAACCCATATGCTCCTATACAATCTTGGGGAACAAATATAAAAGAAAGGGAAGGCTTCGGTGTTAATGATTCCCAATACCAATCACAACCTCTATCACTAGCAGTTACAAAATTATTTGGATATGTACCAAGTTCTTGCTGACGGGAAAATAAATTAGTTCCAGCAAACAAATTTCCATTACCATCATCTACAATAGTATAATTATTATCTGTTGTAGTATCATACATCACAATAGTATTAGGTAACATTTTTTCTCCAAAAACTGCTTGAGGAATTTCAAACATTTTGAATTTATCAGTTATAAATCTTTTTGTTTTGGAATTTTCAAAATCAATGTTTTCCAATCCCCAAATTTTTGTAGGGTCACGATAATTGTTATAAAACATACCAGCAATTTGTGTATAAACACACCGTTGATAAGTTCCATCTGGATTTTGAGGGTCGGAGTTAGGATAAAAAATTCCCGTAACTTTTAGTCCATCTTTAAACAAAGCTAAGTCAAGTTCTTGTTGTTCCAATGCAATATTACAAGCACTAGCAGTTATAGGACCAGAAAGTTCATTATCAATATACTCCAGAGCAACAGGTAGACCAGCACTTCCACTATGTTCCATGAGAATTAAATCCTCATTTATTACATTGGATACTTCCCAATTTTGTGTAGCAACAAAAGGTGTGGTTTGCGTATCATCTTTATAAAGTGATTTAAGCATTTCATTATTTTAAAAATCCAATCTGACCTTAATTAAAAGCTCATTGTCAAAGGTTTTTATAGCAGGTCTACTTAATTTACCAACTGCTACCAGTTCATTGCTAGCATCATACAAACCAATCGTAGTAATATATGTTGTTGGATTTGTAATAAAATCAGAATTGTATATAGTTCCGGCAGCATGAATACCGTCTGTACCATCATAAACATATGTCGGATTATTAGAATAATTAAAATCAAGATTTTTAACTCTCACAAAATAATGCTGAGATGGAACATATTCAGTTTTACGAACTTTCATTGTATTATTTGCATTCTGAATTGCCCAAAAGAATACTTTATGATTTACAGTAGTTGGGACTAATGATAATTGGCCGAGAATAGGTATACCAGAAATACTTCCAGTACTATAATTTGACATACATACTGTTCCAGCACCACTAGGACTAGGCGGCCCAACTGTTCCTGAAAGATTACTCAATCCTATGAGTTGATCAATAATTTTAGCATTAAATACAACTACACCATCTTCTGGATAGAATAATCCAATACCCTGATATGAAGGCAAAGTGGTCGTTGAACCATTAATAGACCCTATTATCAAATTATAAACTGATGAAGCTTGAGAAAAGAATGGTGAATCATCTCGTAAAGTTATAGAACCATTAGACCCCGTTAATGTAATTTCAAAAAGACCCTCATCAACTTTGTCTTTCATTTTATAAGAGGAAAAATTTATAACAAATATATCATATCCAGTAATCATTTGAGGATTAGCAGAACTTCCAGATAAAAATTGAAACAATCCAGTTTCTCCTTCTCCCAACAATAAATTTTGATATTGCGTATAAATAGCTTTGGGTGCAAACGCTAAAATACTTCCAGTATCTAAATCAAAAGAACCACTTCCAAATTCACCATAATAATTACCATAAGCTACTGAAAAATATGGGTCATTATTACCATAAGTTGTGGTATCTGGAAATATATTAATATAATACATGGTTCTACGAATATCATAAATTGATGCTCCGAACGAAGGTGATGGTGTAGTTGCTGATTGGGTTAGTGCAAAAAAGTCATCAAGAAAAGAACTTTGAGTTAGGAAGGTAACTCCTTCGGGCCAAAATCCACTTGTAACGGTACTCGTTCTACCAGCTACTATATCAGTGGGGTCAAATTGATTGAATATCATATAATTATATTTATGTTGTTATATTAGTAGTCGTCAGTGGGACTGTTACTGTAACTTCAATACTCAAACTACCTCCAGATTCATTACCAATAATTGTCAATGTCGTAGAAGTTGTTTGACCTAAACTACTATTCGGAAGAAAGATAAAAGTTTGTCCTACAACAACCTGTGAACTGGATGTATTGATATCACCAGCAAATGCTGGTATTGTACTAGAAACAGAATTAATTGAATTAGCTTGAGAAACAATCAAAACACCAACATTCTTATTTCCAAGAATTGCTGTATAACCAAGAGTAAGATTATAAGGTGGATTGGTTGAAGGAGCAATGGTAATCTGACCAGTATAATTACTAGCAACCGAAATTTTATCCTGTGCAATACTGATAACAGGAATAGAAGTAACGCCTTGATTAAGACTTACCAATTTATATTTCATGACCTGAGTTTCATCGGAAACAGGTTCAAAAACAGGTGTATTTCTTATAGCAATATCATAAAAAGCACTACCATTTGGATGATTTGGTTGATAAAGTGTATAGTCAATTTCATCGTCTGCCAAAGCAAATGATGTAATATTCAGATTTCCATTCTGCGCCAGAAGCTGGCGTCCTTTTTTAGTAAGAATAGCATCTACAGTTATTGTTTGATTGTCAATATATCCCATATGAATTTCTCTTTTCTCTTATAAGTATTCTCTTAAATGTGTTTTTTTCCATCTTTCCATATTTTAACTGGAGCCGCCCCTACTACCGGGAGGACCGCCCCTACTGGGAGGACCCTTACTAGGTCGTCTGGTTGGCCCAGCCGAACCTCCACCAGATAAAACTATTTGACCAGTAGTTGAAGAAGGAACAGTTTGAATAACATTACTAGCATTTATTACAGTAACATTACTGACGTTAGTTGATTGAACAGGAGAACTTCCATCGTTAATACCATTACTATTAATCGTTGAATCTGATGTTTCTTGTCCTTTAATAAAAATTCTATTACCATAGGTTCCATATTTTATTTTTGAGAATTGTTGTAATTTATGAGAATAATGATTTCTTGGATAACCAGAAACCAATTCAAAATATTGTGATAAAGGACTTATATTTAAATTAAAGTTGGTTTTGGTAATAGGTGTAAATATATTTGCAGAAGCACTTATATTACTTACTTTTTGATCTGGTGTTCCAAGAAACGTGTTAGTTCTATGAAGATATGCATTTGCAACAAAATCATATGTATAAGAATAGCTTGATGAGTCATATACAGGCAATGATACTAAATCCGTAAAATATATTAGATTTCTCATATAATGTTCATCAAGCATAACGTATCTATAAAGATATAGCGACGAGGATGAATATGTGTTATCTAATGGATTATCAGAACGAATATATTCCCCTGTTTTGGCATAATAATAATATTTATCCCACACTTTTACCATATAGTATAGAATTGGATGATTTCCTTGATTAGAACCTGAAAAGAATTTATTTGGATAATTAACACCGTGGTCAGGTCCAATTATAAATCTACCACCTTCATCTTGAGAAGTTACCGAACCATAAATAGGAATGGTGTAATTAGATGATAATGGTCCTGATGAAGATGTTTCCCACAATCTAGGCAATAATTCAAAATCAGGATAGAAGGAATGTTGAATTTTATCCATGAAATCAGTATAATATCCACTTCCAATATTAGAAGGCTTTACTTCTGTAGGGTCATCTATGTATGTTAAGTCTATTATATCACTATAACTTGGAGGCATAGAGTTTGCCATAGACTGTTGTAATTGTGGAAAACCACCGTTTACCAATGTCCAGTCAGTATTAAAATCTGTCCAAAAAAGACATTCATCAAAATTATAAATATTTTTTATTACAGTTGGAGTTTTATATGAAATGTCAAGACTAGCTGTTATTGGCCTATTTTGATATTTTGGTCTTTCAAGAAGTGTTGGCTCAATTACCACACCTGTATAAGAATTAGCTCTAGCTGGTATAATATTTCGTATAGCTTGAAAAATAGATTTATCAAAATAAAATTTATATACTGTCAATAATTCATTAAAATATGTTCTTTTATTACCATTTGTATTATATTCATAATTTTTATTAACTAAATTTGCATATTTGTCATTGTAAAGGTCAGATGTATTACCAATAAGCCCCATAATGCCGCTTTTACCAACATATCTCAAAATATCTTTATTTTTAGAATCCTGTGGGTCAATAAAAAATCCAAGTTGATTAGACTCACCTGAAACTGTTATATCAGGATTAATGGTTGACCTGTCAAATGGGTCAAGTCTAGTATCGAGATTATAAGATAATGTTCGGATTTTAACATTTTTATATTTATTAGGTCCAAATTTAGATGCATCAATATTCTGTTGGTATGTCAATTCTTGAAATTGATATGGATAAACTGATTGAGAAAACCATTGACATGTAGGATAACCAACCCAAGAAGCAGAAAAAGCATTTCCAATTGCTTCTGGAAAGTTATGAGCAATAATTTCAACTGAACCTGTCGGATAATAAGATTGCCAATTTTGTTCAATAATACTCAAAGATGCAGAATATAAAGTAGGATTAACAGTAGTAAGAGTTTGGTCTGTGTAATAGTTTGGAATAGCATAGTATGGAGATTCATTATCAACCCACACAGAACCACTATAATAATACATGTTTTGTGGATAATCCCAATTTAATCTTACCCATAAATGTTGATAAGGAACAGAACCACTAAAACCATATGAATTTAAATCATCAACGTGTTCTTCAAAATCGTTATCATCAATAGGAACATCCCAAATTAATAATTTATCCAATGCCCCTTTAAATGTTCCATCACTTAATCTAAATTTACCAAATTGAGAAAATACATCATTGTCATTATTATAAAAAATTGCATCGGATGTAGAATAAAAAATTTTTCTTCCATTTTCATTCCTTTGAACGGTTAAATCATATTCAGTAGGAATATCATTTAAATCTGTAGATGGGTCAAATAAAGAATTTGGATAATTTCTTCTCAACATCACACTAAAAATATCACCATTGAAAATAGGCAATACACTACTTGTTATATTAATACCTGAAGAACCAGAACCCATTTGAAACACAACTTTTCCAGTATATTGACCCGGAACTCTATAGAATCCTAAAGCCCAATTAAAATTATAAGAACTTGAATATGGATATGGAATACTTGTAAATAATGGGAAAAATTTAAAATTTGGGTAATAAGTATTGTTAGGGTCAGAACCAATGGAAAATTTGAATTCTGTTGTCATAACTGAATATGGTATTGGTCCTTCAATGTAATCACTCACGCCTGAGAATTGGAGCATATACATTTTTTCATCTAGTTCATATGTAGGAGATATATCGCTAGCATAATCTGTCCCACCATATTCTCTTATCGTAAGCATCGATGAAGGTAAACCATAACATGACAACAAATAATCCACACATTGTTCTGTACCCTTGGTCTTATAGATGCCCGGTAAACTAATGAGAATGCGATTCCATATAATTTGAAGTCTCTGTTGGGAAGATAAAGCATTATAAGATGCTGAATTCATACTGTTCAGATATACTTCGTCAAGGTCTAGCGACCCAATAATATCATCGACATCCCATCCAAAAGAATACAACATTTCTTTTAATGTATTGGTTGGAAGGCTAGAAGTAAATTCATTTTTTACCTGCCTTTCAATAGGCATAGCAGAAATATATGTGTAAATATCATCAAAATGATGACCTATCATATTCAAAAAGGTCAAATACTCTGAATAGTTGTCGTCATCAATAATATATTGGGGTACATTTGATGAAAGACTATCTCTATTATTTGTGTCATATAGACTTGCACTAAAGTCTGCATCACTTATATAACTCGCACTATAAAATGAACCAGACTGCA